AGCTGCCTGTACATGCGCGAGAGCATGAAGCCTGGCGCAATCCTGGGGGGTGTGGACGCGGAATTGGTCTGCTCGGCCACCTACGTGGCCCGTGAGGTAGTCGATCGCGCAGGCCACGGGCGTTTTTGGGCTCTCCGACGTCAGCTTCTGGCAGCAGCCACTACCGGCTCGGTCCGAAACCGCGTGGTGCCGGCATGAGTCAGGAAGTCCCTGAGCCCACCGACGCAGCCTGGAAGCCCCTGACGCTGCAGGACGCGATGCAAAACGAGAGCGTCTGGTACCTCATCACGCAGCGCGACCAGTTCGCCTCGGCTGCGCTGACTAAGTGCCAGTTTGTGGCTATGTACGGCGACGAGCCGGGGGATGCTGCGAAGCGTGTCGCGGCTCAGGCGTACGGCATCGCCGACGCCCTGCTGGCCCGGCGGAGAGCCGAGCGCCTCTCCCAGTCCAACCGCTGGCCCCTCGTCGCCTGGAGAGCACCATGACCCCGCTGCAAGCCGTCGTCGCCGACCTCGAAGCCGCGCTGTCCAAGATCAACATCCCGCTCACCCAGGCTGGTAGCTTCGCCGCTGTGAGCGAGGCGCTCGCCAAGCTGAAGGCGCTGGCCGATGGCTGATAACAGCGTAGTGCTTGTTCCTGTGGTCGGTCGGCCCTTCGTCGCGGGAGTGGACCCGCGCCGCAACATCGGTGGCAGAACGCGCAAGGAGATCCTGGAGGCCCGCGAACTGATGCTCAAGGACCTTCCAGCTGCGCTGCTGCGCCTGCAGGAACTGATGCGCAGCGACGACGAGCGCGTGGCATTGGCCGCGACCGTCGAGGTGCTGGACCGCACGATGGGCAAGCCGAAGCCGGTCGATCTCAACGCGGACGAACGCGAGCACATGGTCGAGAAGCTGCGCTCGCTGAAGGAGCGCATGAGGCCGGACGCGTACGCGGACATGCTGCACGCGATGGTCGAGGAGTCCAAGTGAGCCTACGACGCACCATCCAACGCAACGCAAGGAGAACACGTATGGCAAAGCTGAGCCCAGAGCAGAAAGCAGTGGTCACGGCGTTTGAGGAGCTGGACTTGCACATCGGCGAGTGCACCATGCCGGTGAAGCAGGCCAGCAAGCTGGCGATGCTGTTCGGCAACCTCGCGCGCGCGGTCGACGAGGCGCTTCAGCTGAGCGTGGGAATCGATCCGAACACGCCCCACAGCGAGAAGCCGAAGCTTGAGGCGGTTCCTGACGAGGAGCCGGAGACCGTGCAGTGATCGTGATCGTGATCGTGGTGCTTGGGATGACAGCGCTGGGTGCGGTGTGGTTCTTCGCCAACGAAGTCGCTACTGTCAAGGTTTACTGCAAGCAGCTGGAGCAGCAAGGCGGCGCGGCGGCCATGCGCGTTGGCCAGCTGGACGATGCTGCGCAGACTGCCGCCGTACAGCTTGAGCACTTGCGCATTCACTGCCGCGACCTGGAGACCAAACAACGCGGCCTAGACCTGGTCATCACGGCCGAGGAGCTGGACACCCTCACCAAGCGGCGAGGGTTCCTTGAGCGTCAGAACGAGGTGTTGCTCGCGAAGGTGGCGCAGCTGCAGACCGATATGGATGCGACGCAGCAGGCACGCAGTCGCCCTTATACCGGGGCGCAGTAGGGCTAGTCGCCCTCGTAGCGCGTGAACGCCATGTCGCGCCGCTCTTGGCTGAGTCCCGTGTTGCCTGCGTCCCGGCGCTGCTGCAGTACCCGCGCGACCATGGCCCGTTGCGTGCCCTGGGCGCTGTCGTCCGGCGCCGGGGCAGCGAGGTAGGCGTAGCACTCGCGCCAGCCGTACAGCGCCGCGTCGAGGTAGTCGCAGGGCTGCGAGGGCTTCTCGATCTGGGTCTTGGGGTCGATCTGCACTTTCAACCACTGGTCGGTGAGCGCCCCGCAGCCTGGCGCAGCCTTCAGCAGCCCAAGGCGCAGCTGGTCGTTCATGAGCCGGATTGCCATTGCCTTGTCGGCTTTTTTGGCCGCGTCAATGGTCAACCCGAGGCGGTTTTGTAGCTCGAGCTTCCAACCCAAACCCAGCGCGCCGGCGTCCATCACCATGCGCATTCCAGTGCCGTACTTGCGTTGGAATCCGCGCACCACCTCGGCCATGCGCGTCACGGGCGCGGTCTGCGCGGTGGCCTTCTCGCCGTGCACCTCGACGACGTACACAGTCGCGTCGTACTGCCGGAAGCCCAGCACCACATAGGTCGTCAGGTCGCGCACGCCGACGTCCATGCCGAGCACGTAGCGCCACTCGCTGGCCGAGGGCAGCGCCGCGTAGTCGTTGCGTCCCGGCTGGTACTGGATGAGCAGCGTGTTGCTGTCGCGCACCCAGAGACCACGGAACTCACGCATGACCACCGGGTCGTCGAGCGAAAGGCCCCGAGAAGCCACCTCGGCTGCGATATAGGCCCCTGCGTCGGGGATGTGAGGGTTCTCCAAGCAAGTCCAGCCGTGAACGCCCCAGCCGGGCCGCAGCTTGTTGGTGATCTCGTAGAACAGCCCGCCGAGGTAGGGGCCGGGCGTGCCAGTCACCAGCAGCTCGCCGCGCCGGTCCATGAGCGCCGGTGAGAGCGCCTGGTTGATCATGTAGTCGAGGATCTCCTCGGGCCAGTCCTGAGCCTCGTCGATCACCGCCAGGTCGTAGCGCAACCCCTTCCAGCGTCGAGCGTCCGAGAGCGTCTCGGCCCCGCTGACCCAGAGAACCGAGCCGTTGGCGAACTTGACGCGGTGGTCGGTCTCGTTCACCTCGCAGATGGCGTCGAGGCCGAGGTCTTGGATGAGGGTTGGTATGCCGTCGGGGCAGTCCCAGACCAACTTGCGAGCACTGGCCAGCGTGGTAGCGAAGTAGACCGCGACGGACTTGGGCCTTTCCAAACACTTGTCCAGCAGCCCACGGATGACTCCCTGCGTCTTTCCGGCCCGCCGTGAGCAGCAGGCGGCACGCTTCGGGTGCGCGCGGTCGTCGAGCAGAGCCAGTTGCTCAGCGAACAGCGTGCCCCGTAGGCGCGCCCGGTGGTCGATTGGACCTTCAGTAGCCGCAAGCTGTTCGCGCGCCAGCTCGGCCCAGGTGGGCGCCCTAGACGGCATCGAGCGCGGCACTCAGCGCCCGCTGTAGCCCCTGACGCCGAAACGCCTGCTTCGTGTAGCACCAGGCCCGGCTGCGCCACGCCACGATGAGGCTGGGTCGGTCCAAGTCGTAGACCACGAGCGTCGGGGGCAAGGGATGCATCGCCGCGCGCAGACCGCAGGCTGCTTTGACGCGGTGCGCCGGAGTCTCAAAGGGCCGGCCGAGAGCGCTGGACTGCCAGCTACTGACGACGAAGACGAGATCCGCAGTGCCGGCCAAGCGCCAACCCAAGCGGGCAAGCTGCAGAAGCGATGGCGTTTCGGTCTCGTCGAGCACGCAGAACGTCCCATCTTTCATTTTCGCGACGTGCATTCTCACTGGCGTTTCGGTCAGCAGGACACCCGTAAGGGTTGCATACGGAACCTTTTTCTGCAATGGTGCATGCAATGGGCACGCGCGCGAAGGCAAAGCTACCCAAAAGGGACATCGAAGCCGTCGAACGGCTCATGGACCTCATGCTTTCGAGAAAAATGTTCCACGTGGAAGTGGACGGGATCAAGATCGAGGCGAGTCAGTACGCCTTTGCCCCGTCGGTCGTGACGCAGCCCGTCATTTCGCGACCGACCACACCGCCGGAGATTCTGAACCCGGCGATGCAGGCCTTTCGGCCTTGGGCTGCGACCAAGCCAGCCGAACCCGAGGAGCCGGAGCTGCAGATGGAGCCGGTCGACCCGGGCGCTGACATCGATGACGAGCGGCTGTTCGGCACTGACCTGCCGCAAGAACACTGATGGCCACCACGCCCGGCGCCAGCAACTGGTGGACGCTGCCCAAAGGGCAAAGCGTTGGTCGCGCTATGATCGGTGCCGTCGTCCACATCCAAGAGACGACGCTTGGCCTACAGACTCGTATGCTGCGCGCTGCTCGGCTTTTTGGTGGCTACGGTTACATGTCCGGCGGCCGATTCCCGACGAACATCGGCGGCTCTGGCGCCCTCGGCATGGGGTCCAAGAACGGCCCGCGCGAGAACTTGGTCTACGCTGTAGTCAGCACCGTCTGCAGCCAGGTCCTCGACGATGGCGCCCCCGGCGTCTCGTTCCTCACAAGCCACGGCGACTACGAACTGCAGCACAAGGCTGAGCTGCTTGAGCAGTTCTGCGACGGGCTGTTCTACCAAGTCGGGTTCGACGCCGTGCTCGCCGAGGTGCTGCAGGACTGCTGCATCTTCGGGACAGGGTACGCCAAGTTTTTCACCGACGCGGACCACAACATCCACGCCGAGCGCGTGTTCCCGGCGGCCGTGATGGTCGACATGTGGGACGGCCGCGACCGGCGACCTCGCTCGCTCTATCAAGTTGACTTCATTGACCGTGACCTGCTGGCCTCGCGCTACCCAGCGAAGCGCAAGGAGATCATGAACCTGAAGCCGCAAGCACCGGTGGGCTTCAACGGGGTGACGGCCACAGCGACCAACGTGATCCCGTTCATTGAGGGCTGGCACCTGCCCACCACCGCGGAAGCCGGCGACGGACGTCACGTACTGACGCTGACCGACGACTTCACCTGCGTCGACGAGAGCTACGAGGACGACGACTTTCCGTTTTCGGTGCTGCGCTACGAGACGCTGCCCACCGGCTTCCACGGCCTGGGCCTCGCTGAACTACTGCAAGGGCACCAGATGGCGCTCAACGACGCCAACCGGGCCGAGTACTGGGCTTGGTCGCAGGTCGCAGCGCCGCGCATCTTCATGCGCACGGGCACGCTCGACAAGAACCACCTCAACAGCTCGCTGTCGGGCGTCATCCTTGAGGGCAATGGCGAGCCGCCGGCGGTGCTGAACTGGTCGGCCACCCACCCCGCGTTCGTCGAATGGAAGGCCGACATCCGATCCAACGCTTTTGCCCTGGCCGGTACCTCGCCGTTGACCGCGAGCGGACAGAAGCCGGCCGGCCTCAACTCGGGCGAAGCGCAGCGGGTGTTCGCTGACCAGCAGCACAGCCGCCGCGCGGTGCTCTCCATCCGAACGCAGGAGTTCAAATGCGACGCGGCCCGCAAGGTCATCAAGCTTGGGCGCGAGGTCTACTCCAAGAACAAGGCGTTCAGCGTCAAGGTGCTGGGCAAGGCCTTTATCAAGGAGGTCAAGTTCAAGGACATTGACCTCGACGAGTCCGAGTACCGGCTCCAAGCCAAGCCGGTGAACCAGCTGCCGAAGTCGGTCGCCGGGCAGATCCAGACAGCCACCGAACTCGCGCAGTCGAACTTTGCCGACGTCGACACTGCCCGCAAGCTGATCACCACCATCCCGGACTTGGGCGCTGCCTCCGATCTCTGGAACGCAGCGCAGGACAACGCGAAGCGGACGGCCTACCTCATGCTGCATGAGGGCAAGCCGCAGACGCCTGACCCCATGCAGAACCTCGCGCTGTGCGTCAAGGTCGTCACCGCCGAGGCATTGCGCGGCATGGACAACGACGCGCCCGAGGACCGGCTCGACCTGTGCCGCAAGTGGTTGGTGCAGGCCAAGGCGCTCCTTCAGCCTGAGCCTCCACCCGGTGCGGCTGCAGGTGGTGCAGTCCAAGCGGGTCCAATCGCGGCCGGCGCGGCGGCACCGCCGTCAGAGCTCCTGCCGTTCAAGAAACCGGGGACCTGATGGCCGACCTGACCACTGCTGCGCCTCAGTCTGCGCCGACGCCTCAGGCCGCGCCATCGCCCTCCCAGGCTGCGCCACCTGCTGTGGCACCACCGGCGCAGTCTCAGCCGCAGGAGACGCCCGAGGCCAAAGACAACGTCCGACGCGCAGAGGCACTGGCTCGAGCCAAGCGCGAGCAGGCCCGCGTCCACGCTGACCGCGAGAAGCTGGCGCAGGAGCGACGCGATCTCGTCGACGTCCGAGAGAAGGCCAAGCGGTTCGACACGTTCGTCGAACTGCGCGACAAGGACGTGGTCGCAGCGGCCAAGGAAGCCGGCTTGGACTTTACCAGGTTGTCCAAGGCCTACATGGAACAGGCCACTGGCACTGGGCAGACGCCCGCGGCTCTTGTGGCGGCCGAGGTGGACAGGCGCCTCGCTGAGGATGCGAAGGTCCGGCTTGAGGCGCAGAAACAGGAGGCCGCGCGCCTGGAAAAGCAAACCTTCGCCGGCGCACAGCAGCAGCTGGCCAACTTGCTGAAGGCGGGCGCGGAGGCCTACGAACTGGCCAGCCAGAGCCCCGAGCGCGCGGTGGGCGACGCTTGGAAGATCATTGAGAAGCACTACGAGCGCACGAAGGAAATCCTCGCGTTCGACAAGGCGCTCGCGGGTGTCGAGGAGTTCTACGACCAGCAGCAGCGCGAACTCCTGAAGTCGTCGAAGAAGCTGCGCACCTACATGGACGAACTGCGCACGTCAGAGGCTGCTGCTAAGCAAGCATTGAGCGGCGCCAAGGCAGTCAGCAGCACGGTTGAGCGAAGGCAGTCGGTCGAGACCCAGCCCCCGTCTCCTGCCCCTCAACCCCCACGGCGCCGCATGCTGGACCATCGCAAGATCGCCTCCGAGCTGATTGCAGCGAAGAAAGCGTCTTCCGACTCCTAGCAAGCCCGCGCCACGAGGTAGCACCTCATGGCCGTCACTCCCTCATCGCTGACCACGATCAGCGGTCTCCTCAAGCAGTTCTACGACCGTCCCGACGTCATCCAGAACGTCATGATCTCCGCCGGCCCGCTGGTGGCCGAGCTGATCAAGAACTCCAACAAGGAAGCCTACGGCAGCACCATCCCTTGCCCGATCATCGCTGGCAGCGGCGGCGGAATCGGCAGCGTCATCGCGCAGGTCACCGTCAACTCGGCACCCGCGCAGACCCAGAATTTCCTGCTGACCAAGGGGTCAAGCTGGTTCGCCGGGCAGATCGGCCAGCAGGTCCTTGAGGCCTCTGCCAACGCCCCCGAGGGCGCGTTCCTCGCGGACGGCATCCTTGAAGTGGACGCCAAGAAGAAGCGGTACATGCAGTACCTCGCCCACCTGATGTACTCGGACGGGACCGGGACGCTGTTCCAGCTGGGCGCTACTGCCTCGCTCACCGCAACCTTTATCCAGCTCGATGACGTGCTGCTCGCCGCCAAGGTGCAGCAAGGCGACGTGCTGCAGTACTCCAGCACCCGCGGCGGCGCCCCGGGCGACGGCGGCAACGTCGGCTACGTGCTGGGCATCACCCTGTTCGGCACAAGCGCCGGGCAGATCTCGGTGAGCAACGCGCAGAACGGCGCACCGACCGCGCTCAACGTCATCTGGCCCAGCATCGCGAACAACGCGCACCTAGTCATCGCTGGAGACCAGACCGCAGCCATCTCGGATGGCGGCTTGGGTCCTGCGGTGATGACCGGGATCATGGGCTGGACCGGGACCACCGCGCTGTACGGCGTGACGGCCGCCGCGCGGTTGGCCAACCCGGCATTCTTGTCGGTGCAGATCATCGACTGCACCAGCAACGCCGGCGCGCTGAATCTGCAGACCATCCGGCAGTCCATCACCGTGGCCACGGCGCAGCTGATGACCGTGTCCGGCAAGCCGACCAAGGCGCTTCTGAGCCCCTCGGCTTGGTTCCGGCTGTCTTCGGAACTGCAGACCGCCGGGATGTACCCCGGTGGCAAGGGTCAAGGCCCGAGCGGCGAAGGCTCGTTCGGCTTCTCCTCGCTCGTGTTGCCGACCCCCATGGGCGACATCGAAGTGGTGGCTGACCCGCAGTGCCTGGTGTCGCTCGAAGCCAGCACCTACCCGATCGCCAACGGCTACTCCGGCGCCAACGTCTGCTTCCTGCTCGAGGAGGACACCATGGAGCTCTACACCATGGGCGAGCTCGGGAAGCTCGACGCCATCGGGACCGACGACAACAGCTACTTCCTGCGCACCGGAGCTGGCTCGTACGCCTACCAGGGCTCCGGCTTCGGGCAGTTCGGGTTCCACGCCCCCGGGCACTCCGCGATCGTCCTACTGCCTCAGTGACCTCAGTAGTGGGACCCCAGGCTTCGGCCTGGGGTCTCACCAACCCTTCGGAGGCGTAAATGGCCGCAGACTTCAACATCAGGCAGTTCTCTCGCATCTGGCAGACGCGCGTGTTTGAGGGCCTCAACGTCAAGGCATCCAGCGTCCCCGCCAACAGCCTCTACAAGGAGCCGCTGCTCGGCTTCGTCAACCAGGCCAGCATCACTCGCGGCTCTGGTACTTCGCAGTTCACCCTCATCGCCGGCAAGGACGTCCCAGGGCTGCCTGGGCTCAACTTGACGCTGACCCTGACGGCCGGCGCCTCGCTGGTGGTCTCGCAAATCGGCTTCGACATCTCCATCCAGTTCGTCTCCGGCACCACGACCGCGGCGGCCTTGGTGGCGGCAGTCAACGCGTTCTTCACCGGCACCGCAGCGCAGTTTGTGCAGGCCTTTCTGACGGCCGGCAACAGCGGCGCGGGGACGACCATCGCGGCCCTGCCCAAGACGAACTTCACCGCCAATCAGAGGATCCCCTGATGGCCTGTTCGGAAGCAGAGCCGTTTCGGTCGGTCAACTTCGATATTCGCGGGGTGTCACTTGGCTAAGCACATCATCGACGACAGCCCCAAGGGCTTGGCTGTTCTGCTCAGCAGCAAGCACGGCTCCGGGGACGACATGGGTCCAATGGATCACAGCGGCGAGATGCCGGAGGGGCTGGAGGATGCGGCCCAGGACCTGCTGGACGCAATCAAGAGCGGAGACGCGAAGGCTGTCGCGCATGCGTTCCAGGACTGCCAGAGCCTCTGTGACGACGACAGCGGCGAAATGGAAGAGAAGCCCGAAGAGGCGCACGAAGCCGAGCAGGGGTAAGCCACCATGCGGTCGGTCGCCGATCAGAGGGCAAGGAAGTCAGCCTACAACCGCGCGTACCTTGAGTGTGGCGGATGAGGTCAGTCGCCCTTTCTCAATTAAGTTTGGCAGTGAGGCAGCGCGCCGACCTTGGCGGGCAACAGAACCAGTTTGGCCAGAACCTCACGACCTACATCACCGACGCAGAGGTGGTGGCCGACATCAACGGGTCCATCACCGAACTGTGGGACCTACTGACGCTGAAGTACGGCGACAACTACGCCTGGGGCACCTACCTGCCGACCATCGTGCAGGGGGTCTACGCGTACTCGCTGCCGTTCGACTTCTACAAGGAGTTCGGCGTCGACCTGGCGTTGGACCAGACCGGGCAGAACTGGGCCACGGTGCGGCCGTTTTCGCTGCGTGACCGCAACCAGTTCAGCTACCCGCTGCAGACCGCGCTGGCCTACGCCGGCTGGCAGAACATGCGTTACCAGATCCAGGGCAACAACCTGGTGTTTCTGCCCAACGTGGGGCCCTTGCCGGGCATCGTGCGGCTGCTGTACTGCCCCGCGGCGCCTCAGCTGGTGCAGACCCTGCCAGCAGCCTACCAGCCCCTCGCCGCCCTTCTCGCGGGCCAGCTGATTCAAGCCACGGTTGCAGGCGTCGCGCAGGTGTTCGTCGCTCTGAACGCGGGCACCACCGGCGCATCAGCCCCGACGTGGCCTGTCCCGGGCACGGTCACTGACAGCGGCGGCATCACGTGGGCCTATCAGGGACCGCTGAGCCTGTTCGCGACGACCTTCGACGGCATCAACGGCTACGAGGAGCTCGTCATCCTCACCGCCGCGATCAAATGCTTGGTGAAGCAGGAGGCGGATGTCTCGGCGCTCATGCAGCAGAAGGCCGAGTACTACGCGCGCATCGACGCTGCGGCCGCGAACCGAAGCGCCGGCGACCCGATGGTGATCTCCGGCGGCTTCGGCGCCGTCGAGAGCTTCAACGGCTACGGCCCTTACAACAGCTTTGGTCCCTGATGATCGCTCCGTTCGAACTCTTCCAGAACGACGACCGGCTAATGACGCTGGTGCAGCAGCACGTCAAGACCATCACCGACAACGTGATCCGCTCGGCCATCCTCGACGGTCGCCTGGTGACTGTGAACTTCACGACCCCAGGGGCTGACCTGCAGGTCACGCACGGGCTGAACCGGGCGCAGGTGCGCTGGTTCGCGGGCACGCTTAGCGCGCCGTCGTTCGTCTACGCCTCGCCCAATCAGAGCAGCACGCCGAAGACCACCATCCTCCTGCGGGCCCAAAACGCCTGCAGCTGTACGCTCTGGTTCTGCTGATGCCCACCCCGAATTTAGGTTTGGTCGTGCTGGTGGGCGGGACTACCCCAGGCGCCCTGAACAACACGACTCCGGGCACCTACCCCTATATTGAGGCCGCCAACCTCAACCTGATCGACTCGCTCTGCTACAGCCT